TTTGGAATATGCACCTCACCTGATGAACTGGCCACTTCCGTACGCATACTCGCTTGCTTGTGAATTTGTACATCTCCTGATGATGAAGCTGCTTCTGTCTTCATGACAACTTTTGGATGACTTTGTTGATTGACATCTCCAGATGATTGAGCTGATTCATACTTGGCAAACATCTGCATACACACACACATGTATTCTTCCTGTTCGCACCTAAAGCAAACTTTGTCTTTTGACGTAAACTTGCGATAGATTGTCAAAGCAAATGCTAACATCACCAGGGACATGTACCCAAACGACAATAACTCTGCAAAGCCTGAAGCGGCCCAAACGCACTGAATACCCATCGCGACTTTTGAACAATAGGCATAGAAACTATCGCGCATGACCTTCCACGTGGGATAGTGCTTCGAACGCATAAAAATCGATGCATCATTGTCATAAACAATATCCGGCATACTATCCACAAGTGATGTATTGGGATTGTCTCTATTAGTAACTCCATACTCTGCCATACGTTGATACGTATTCCAGAGTTGTGGATCGTGAGCCATTTCCGAAACCAATCTTTCTTGCCAATTTTGAATTTTATGTTCTTTAGCAAAGCGTTCAAATGCAATATAGTAACACTGCATTTGATAATATGCCAGATATTCGGTTGGCATTGACAGATCCAATGCAAATTCATGATTTGTTTCTTCAGCTTGAAATGGAATTGTATCAAAAAACTCCTCATCATCTTCTCCTATTTGAAATGCAAATGGATCTGTTTCCAAAATTTCGTATTGTTCCAACAAATCCTCTTCAGTGTTTCTACGCACCTTGTCTTTCTCCAACAAATACTCAATGAAAGATTTATATTCCATCTTCTCACCAATTGGCTGATCAGTAACAATGTTGTATCGTTGGAATTCATAAATATGCGGACAAAATGGAAAGCGGCGCTTGTCTTCCCGCGCTTCAGCAATTTCTTTGCACCTAATGCAATTCCTTACTTTATCGTGATCCAATCGCCAATCGACCTTCCCCTTGTCATCTGGTAGTTCACTCTCAAATTCACGCTTGTTAAAAACTTCAAAAGCATTCATGTTCAAACGACGCAAAGCAGCTTCTGGACAATTCAATGAAACTATGTATTTTTGGAATTCCTTGTTCAAATTGGTCGTATAAATACAAATTTCAGATGAAAAGAATCGTCCTTTCTCGGAAGTGTCTGCCCCATGCACGTGACATGGTGCAACGTTGTTGACACGAATGGCTTCCATGAACTCGGCTGATGGTTTCGCCACGGAATCTTTTACTTGAAAAGCATCATCAAAATGTACAACTTTCTGACCACAGTAACCATCCCAGTACTCAGTTTCATAGTTCCTTGGATAAAACTCATTGCGATAGTTTCCTCGATGACCACGTCCATGCAGTAAAGCATAAGTCAATGGTATCATCAAATGAGTCTTTCCTCGTCCTGAAATGCCTGACAACATGATTGCCAATGGTGACATTCTAGGACCACCTTCATGAACACTTGATTTCAACACCAAACCATACAATTTAGTAACATGTATAACTAATGAATCGATTATTCTCTGCGCTTCTTTACTCATTGTTTTCCACGTACGTGTGTACTTCCATCGGGACATTTGATCGAATAGTTGTGTAACCTCGGACACCGCATCTTGATCTTTCGCCAATGCAGTTTGATTTTTGACTTGCAAATAATGATCCACTCTACGGACCCATTTCACAACTTGCTCACCAACTTCTGCTTCATCAAGCAAACGTTCACGATCCTTTCCAAGAAAGAGGACTTTGAATTCCATTTCAACAGCACGGTAAGTGTCACCAGCTGCATTCCATATTTTTCCTGCTCCTGTCATAGCTTTAGGAATAATGTCCAATCGGCGCAACAAACTATCATAGAATTTATCTGTGGGTATCTGAGAAATACCAAAAAATGCCAGTAGTGTAAAAATAATTTGACCTATGAAAGGTATTAGTTGTTCTTCTCCATCCTGAAATTGCCAACCATCAAACCATTGGTACTTACCCAAAATCTCTTTCAACTTTTCAATCACAGATTTGTGCCAACCAAAA